TTGAATACTTTTTCAGTTTTAGACTTAAATACGTTGTTGACCTGCTCAAATTTTTTCTGATTTTGTTCAGATTCTTCATTGTATCGATTAAAGAAGTCCATTGCTTTTTTCGCCTCAGGCGGAAGCTTTGATCCAGCTTTAATCTCATCGTAATATCTAGACTTTTGCCCGTCTAGGTAGGCTTTAGCCTCGGCAACTTGCTCTTTCAAGGCTATTTTCTTTCTTTTAATAACTTTATCATCATCAACGTCTTCATCAAAAGAAAAGTTCTCTTCCATTAAGAACGCTCTTTCTTCCGCGTCTAAGTGAGGTTTAGTTATTTTATAATATTCTTCTAGCGCTGTTAAGTTATCCATTTGACTGTAGTCTCTGTTTAACATAACGTAATCTTCTAGTGTTCCTCCGGTCTCATTCATAAACTCAACGAGCTTATCTACGTTTTGAGGAAGTTCAGCTTTTATTACTTCTCGCTCTTCAGCTTTTGCAATAGTCTCTTCAAAAGACTCTTGCTCAACCGTTTCTTCAGTTACTTCCTCTAGTACTGGTTGTTCTTGTGTTTCGGTTTCCGGCTGTACTTCTTCTTGTTGCGGTGTGGTGTTGGTACTTTCATCGCTTCCAACCACTCCCGTGTCGTCAGCTGTTGCATTTTCAACTGGGGTTTGTTCTGGCTTTTCATCTTCGACAGGTTTGCTTAAATCTACTTTAGCTACAGATTCTTCTGGAGCAGCAAATTTTTTTGGTTTAACTTTTATCTTATCTACTGCGTTATCTACAATAGGTTGTTCCTGTGTAGTTTGCTCAACTACTTTGTTTTCTTCATTTTCCATAATATAATATATAATTTATTAAAACTCATTCATGTTCAACCCGCCACCAACTATATCATTACCTGACGACTCAAACTTTTTACTTTCTTTCTCTCTTATGTCTTTTCTATCCTCACCGTAAGCTTGCTGTGAAGCTTCCATTTTCTTTAGCTTTACATTTATCTCAAACTCATGGTCCATCAGCTCTTTTTTGATTTGAGCTTCTTGTTGTAAATTTTTAGCCTTAAACTCTGCTTTAGCTTGCTCCAACTGCATTTGAGATTGAGTTACAGCTTGCTGCTTTTGAACCTCTGCTTGCGCAGCCACTTGTTGTGCCTGTGCGTTAGCTTCAGCTTGAGCTTGAATATTTTGCTGTTGAATCTGTTGGTCTTTTTCCAACTTTTTCTTTTCTTTTATTTTTAGTAGTTCATTAGCAAGTTTAACATTGTTAATGTTTCTAACATCGATAACATCAGACAAGTTAACAAGCTTTTGAGCTAATGCCATTTGTATATTGTTTTCTAGCATTTGTCTTTCCTCCTCATCAGGAGCTAACTCAATAAATATACCAAAGTCATACAAATGTAACTCGGTCATTTCTTCTAGAGTAGCAACGTTGTGAGTTCCTATTTGCTGTATGAAAGCGTCTCTTGTTGGTGAATATTCTATAATATCAGATATACGCAACGATAGTTGCTCAGCTACATCAGCAGTAATATACATACCAGCTTGCAATATATGTCTTGTTGCCGTGTTACTATTGGCCGCAGCTAATTTTTGTACACCAACTAAAGCGTTTCTATCAGGCGTGCTACCATCTCTAGCCTCGTTTAGTCCGGTCACGTCACGTATCATTTGTAGATAATAGTTATAGTTGCCTATTAACGTTTGTATTTTTCCACCACCGTTACCGCTTGATATTTCTTGAATAGGTATTTTACCAGGATTAGGATCTCCATCTTGAGTAAACGATCTACCAATAACAGAACCTGTTTGGAAGAACATATTTAAAGCTTCTTGTGGATTATAGTTTGTTCCATTACCTAAATCAACCTCCGCTAAACCATCAGCATCAAGGTAAACTCCATCAGGAACCATACGAGACATTACTTGCTGCAACTTTAAATGTGTCAGCTGTATCATATCAGCAAAACCTGTTATACGACTAACTATAGACTCTATTCTGCCGTTGTACATTCTAGGTGCTACAATAGAGTAATTCATTTTAACTTTAGTGTGGTCACTTTTTGGCCTCATCATATTGTCGGCCATTTCCCATTTTAATAGTTTTTCGCAACCTAGTACTTTTACCCCTTCGTATAACACTTCAACTTGTCTAGCTACTTTAGCGTATCCGCCAACCATGTCTGCAGGTGGATTAAACCCATCGTCTTTAGGTATTATCTTTTCACCACCAGTAGAAGTTTCTTTTAATTTGTAAACCTCGTTCATAAAGGTTTTATAATTAAAATACAGTATATCAATTTGGTTTAAGTCTCTTTCTCTAATGTGTGTATTATGTCTATACGCTTGAGATCTACTTGCAGCTTGTATTTCTTCTAAATCTTCGTTAGTTAAATGAGGGTATACTTTAACTAACTCGTTTATAGGTATAGTTTTAACTTCTCCAACATAATATATATCTTCAAAGTAAGGATCTTCTGTATACGAGTGAACAACCTTGGCTGGATCAACATAATCAATAACAACGCCCTCTGAATTGTTGAACGTTGTTTTTACTACACCCATACCTACTACCGCTAAATCGTAGTATAATCTTTTTCTTATTAAGTCGTAGTTATTGCCTTGCATTAACACGTTTATAGCTTGCTCTTCCGCTAGCTCTGTGGCCTGCTTGTAAGTAAGCTGCATGTGCAACTCTAATTCTTGCTCTGTTTCAGGCAATGTGTCTGGATCATTTTCAAATAGATCCATATTAAAGTTCTTTTTGGCCTCTTCGTTAAACTCTTTGGATTTCATGTCTCGCAATACGCTTTCCATGTATTGAGTTCTCTTCGCAACACCGTAAGGATCTTGTGAAAATACTTTTATATCGTAGTTACGCTCAGTCATGCCGTTAACCACTATATCAACAAACTTAGGAATTATTGGAACAGGCTTCCAGTCTAAGTTTAAGTAGCTTAAGTCACCGTTAATAGACAGTTCGTCTTTATATTTTTGTACTGATTGTTCACCTCTAGCGTATAACCTTAGTTTGTGAAAATCGTTTCTATTGTTATAAAATCTAGAATTACCTCTAGTCAAACCATCTTTATCTGTGTGAAACCACTCAGCTTCGATTGCCTTAGCTATACTTAACCCATAATCATAACTTAATTTCTCAGCGTCAGATACTATCTGGCTTGGAAAATTTATCATTGATGACTCAGCCATATTTAATTTTTAATTATTTTAGAAGTTACACCTTCGTTGGAATACTTAGATATTGATATATCAACTGGTTTTCTTGTTCTTTCTGCTGTTGGTCTATATAAGTGTCTATTGCAAGCCATTATTGCTAGCCCAGAACTTATAGCGGCATCAAATTTAGTTCGTCTTGTTATGTCAAACTTAGCCCAATCGTTTAAAGTTTCATTAAAGTACATTGTGCCATATTCGCCTTCAGTTATTTCGCCAACGTGGTCATTTATGTAGGTTTCAATAGCAGCCGCGTGAGCTTGCTTTATATCTTCGCTAGAGTTGGGTATACCACCTATTTCTCTTTCAGCTACAGAAAGCTTGTTCCACACTTTGTCTGGTCTATTCATACTATACCCTCTATAACCTCTACGCTTTAAATAGTAAAGTAATCTTGGTTTGTTGTTTTCCGCAAGTAATGGCATGCCGTAAAAAACTAAAGCCATTAATACATCTTCAAAAAACATTTCAGCGGTTTGTGGTCTAGCTATGTATTCTAAAAAAAACGTATTGGCAGGAGCATCTTCCATCGAAAACTTTGTTAATCCATGAAGAGATCCGTTGGATCCTCTACCATCAACAGTACCGCTAATATCATAACTATCGCAGCCAAAAGCTCCCATGTGATCATTGCCAGGGTATTTTATTCCGTTTTTTATATAAAATCTATTCTGAAGGTTTACTGGAGGTGCCCATGATACTTTAAATCTACCGTTTGGGTTTGGCGTAAACATAACTTGAGTATCTTTAACACCATTTCTCCATTGAAAGTTACCTGTATTAACTACAGCTGTTGTTCCAAGGCCTTCGTTATAATCTATTTGCTCGTAAATCTTAACTAGATTAAACAAGCTGTTTTTTGTTTCATCTCTGAAAGCGTGTTCTTCTGTTCTAGGAAATTGACGATAAAATTCATTTAAAGCATCTTGGTCGCTTTTAAGTCCTTCTACTTCATTCTCCCAATGGTTTACTACGCCAATATCTATCAGTTCTCCGTCTGGTCCAAAAACATCGGTTCTTGGAGTAGAGAAGACAGGTCGTCCATGCTCGTCAATAAATCCCTCAAAGTTCCATTCCATTGGAATAAACAAAGCATATAAACCAGATTTTGTTTGACCATTTCTATTTCTTTGCGTTGCATCACTATCGTTATACAACTTTTTAAAGTTATCTCCACCTTTGTCCAAAGCGTTAGATGTTGATCCCATCATACACTTACCTATAATTCTGCTACCTAATCTTAAACACGTCTTTGTAACACGCCAATTATTAAGTATGTTATCTGGCCTTTCCCACTTACCACTTTCATCGTGTACTAATAATGAAAGTTTTTCACCATCATAACTGTTGTCTCCAGTGTTTTTCCAGTCAATCGTAGTATCCAGACCTTTAATCTCTTCTAGCCTTTCGTTTACCTCTATTTTTTTACGAGTAAACTTACTCGCTGGCACACGGTACGCTAGCTCAGATTTTGGTCTATCCATACCATCTTGTATGGGTTTAAAGAAAAAAGGATAGTTTATAGATATAGGCACAACCTTGTCAGTAAACATCTTTTTAGCATCAGCACCACTTTTAGACAGTATACCATATCTAGAGTCACTCGAAATTGTAGCTAAGTTAACTATCTCAGCTGATGACATAAAAGAAAAGCCAGAACGTCTATTTTTAAGATAGCACATACCGTAACATCTTTTATCCGCTTTACAAGCCTCCCAGAATATATAAAATAATCTATTAGCCTCCCTAAAATCAGGCGCACCAACATCTATTTTGCTCCACTGGAGGTACATGTAGTGAGTTCCTGTAATATAAGTTGGAACACCAGCATTTTGAAACCAGAAACCTTCTTCTCTTCTCTTGAATTCTTCATCTATATAATCGTACCATTGTTCTTTTTGCTCATCTGGATAAGCCTTCCAGTCGAATATTGTTTTAACTTTTTTTAGCAAACTTGGTTTTTCAATTTGCTTCCATTTGTTAAATTCGTTTTTATAACAATTTTTAGGTGCTAATGGCAAAGCTATTTTAACACCTTGTATTTCATACACTTCGCCTATTTGCCCAGTCTTAGATATTACAACTACGTCGTTGTCTTTATCATAGCCGTACTTCCACTTTTTAGACTTATTTAATCTTTTTAAAGTGTTGTCTCTAATAGGCGTTATTATTTTATATAGCGATTGCTCGTAACTCATTTGGATCTTCCTTCAGCAAAACCTTTAAATACTCTTTCTTCTTTTTTATCAGGCTCTTTTCCGTTAAGTAAATTTTCTTCTTCTTGTATTCTGTTAAGTATTTCAAATGCGTCAAATATAGCTAACTTTTTAGTTGCAGCTGCATTTTTAAGTCTATCAGCAGTAATATCGTCTCCACTGTCAACAATAGCTTCTTTAGCAACTTTAATTAATTCTTCAACTGCCTTGTGCCCAGCTTGGATTATACGTTTTTTCGTTTCCTTTACGCTCATATTTAGTTGTTATATACTTATTATAAACTCTATAAAGTCTTTGACCATCTATTACAAATTCATACTTAGAAAACGGTGTGTACCCTACAATTTCGCCTATTTCAAACTCACCGTCGGAGTAAACAACAACACCTTTATCAGGATCTTCAACTTGATCCGACGATAGTTTTTTATCACAAAGTAGAGGTTGAACAAAACAAAATCCCGGTATAGGTTTCCATTGATTTTTGCTTTTGTAAAGATATATTTGATCTTCACAAACCACATAGTTGTTTTCTGAGAACCAAGCTTTACTGTTTCTTTCTATACCTTTTATATCGTGCCATCTTCTAAATACATTGTGATGAACTATTACGGTGTCACCAGGCTGTATTTTAGTGTTGTTGAACCTAGGGCAAGCTATAACTTTAGCTTCTCTGTTAACAAACTGATGATTGTACACTTCAGTGTTTAATATAAGCTCTTTGTTGTTTACTTTTTTAGAATTGTTGTATCTCTGGCCAACTGGTTGTATAACAAAATTATACAGACTTTTCATTTAATACTCAAGATTATACTCGACTGATACAGCCATGTTCTTGTTAAAATCTTTCCAAGGTAAGACATTTTTTCCTTTTCTAATATATATAGAATACTTGTCGTCTTCTTCTATAATATCACAAATAGTATGACCACCATACACATCCTGTCCAACAGAATAGTGCATGGCGTCAATTTTATAGTCTTTGCCTATCGTTATTTTACGAATCAGCTTGCTCATCTTCTTTGTACTTTATTTCACCAGTTTGTATGTTAACATCTACATCTCCGTACTGCTCTTTTAACGCAGCGCTAAGTTCGTTAACTTTCTGATTAGCATTATCAAGTTCATGAAGCAAAGCGTGTTTTTTAGCTTCTGTATTACCTACTTCCATTCTTATTTGGTTTGAGTAGTTAACTATTTCTTGTATGCCTTTTAATTGTTCGTCGGTTATTTTGTTAGGTTTAAGGTCGACGACCTTTTCCGACTTTGGAGTTTTTCTTTTTGCCATAATTTTATTTAATAATATATTAATATCCTGGGATGCTCATGTTTTGTTGTAGTTGACTAACTATCACATCCCTCCAATAGCTAGCTTCATTTACACCACCGTTAGCTGGTGTTTGATAGGTTGCAGGCCCCATTATAGGGTGGTAACCTATTAAATTATCTTTTAAATTCCAAGATGCAAAACCATCTGGTTCGTTTATATCACCTATAGTTGCATTGTCTGCAGAAAAATTACCTTCTCCTCCAATAATAGCTGTTCTAGCAAACCTTTGAGAATCTGTTTCTGCGCTTGATCCATTATAAGCAGGATCTATCATTATAGCTGTGTAAGAGGGAGTAGCATTGTCAGCTCTATTGTCTATCAACCCGTTTTCTTTTAATGCATCCCTTAGATATGTAATATCTGTTTGATACGTTAAAGTTGGACTATCACTGTCCTCGTGAAAGTTGAAATCATGATACACACTAGAAGACTCGTTGCAAACTGTTATAAAAACAAAATTGCTTGGAGTAACAAAATAAGTGTCACTAAACGTCGTATAGCTTGTAGTGCCGCTAACTGTTTTTAAAGGGTGACCTAGTGCATATACTGTTCTTTCGTTGGCTGTTGGGTTAAGATTTGCAACTGATACGTGCTTGTCGTATTCGTCTGCGCCGTTAGTGGCTGAATTAGTGTTCCAGTCTGGAGCTCCTTCTATTCCACCCGTAGCGTATACATCTTGAAGCGTGCCTCTAAGAGAGTTTTCATTTTTTACGCCGTTTTGGTGAACAGCATCTCCAGAAGAAAAGTAATCACCCATCAAAGCATCAGTGAGCGGTTGAAGTAGATCATACATCGAGCCCGAGTTGTCTAAGTATAAAAACGCGTACGTGT